TGCGTCGTCATCTGATTTTGGATGTGCAAAAGCTCGGAGCCGTGATCGACAAGATCAGCGGCTCCCTTGAAAAGTTCCGTGCCGACGAAGATGCCCGCCATGCCACCGAGCGCCGTTCGGAAACGCCCCATCGCCATGTTTGTCTGGTTGACGAGGTGATGGACGTGCATGAGCTGGGAGGCGAGCCCGAGCAGCACGCCTCCCGCTTGATTGTGCGCCACGAGCCGGAGCCCGACGGTGTACATTGATGTTGAAGCCATTGAGTTTTCCCTCCTTGCGGGAATGAAAAACCCCACCTAAAATCTAGGTAGGGAGCATTAAGGACCAACGATGAGCAGGGCATTTCAGGCCGCGATGCAGGAGCGTCGCGAGCAACGGGAAGACGACGAGCAATTCGGATTTTTCCGGTCGCTGCCTGTCGTCGTCAGATGGATTGTCTATGGAGTATTCTTCGGCGCGAGCTTCTTCTTCGGGCTCGTCTTTTTATTCGCGCTCAGCTTGCTCGTTACTTGAGCTGGAGCTGGCCGAGCATCGCCGTTTCGAGGATTTTGATGACCTCGGCTTCTTTCTCGATGGCCGCCGGAGCGCAGACAGGGCGCGGCGGCATCTTCGATGTGCCGCTCTCAAACCAATCGGCCTTCGGGTCGTTCGAACCGACCTGGGCTTCTTCGTTCGAGATGACGCTGTGCGTAAAGCTCTCCCGGTAGGCGCCGGTTTCCAAGAGCGGAGTGTCGGCGCCCTTCTTCAAGAGCGTCGATGGAGCAAGCGGCGGCCAGCCGTATTTGTAGGTGCCAATCGCCGACTTGATTTCGTCTTCGACGACTTTGGCGGCGTGTCCAAGGGCCTCTTTCTGATGACCCTTGGAACCGTGCGCCAACTCAGCGAAGAATGTAGCGGCTTCACCAAACGTCAGCTCGCCCATCTTCACGTCCCCTGTCGTTTGAACCGCATTTCGGACCAGATGAACTCGTTGCCCTCGAATTGCCCGAAGACAACGCAGTACGCCAGGACCTCGTGATCAGGAAGCGACCAAGCTACATCGAACGGAATGTTATTCCGTAAGAGCCAACACCGGTTCACGAAGTCGGGGTCGCTTGAGAGTTTTTTGCTCGCTCCCGAGCGTCGGCCGTCGAAACCTCGCCGGTCTCCTGATCAACCTCGATGCCAAGCAGTTGCATGAGCCCGGCGTCGGCCGCCGCCATGCCTTCGTTGCCAAGCCTGTCGACGAGCTTGCGCAGCTCCGACTTCGAGCCTGGAAACCGGACCGCGTCGCCGTCGATCTTGACAACAGAAACCGCCGTCGCCGCCTGCCCCATGAGCATCTGGTTCTGGGTCGTCGACCCCAAAATGTCGATAAGGTCGAACCGCTGCAGAGCCCCGAAGCGCCTGATTGTCAGTTGCCGCCCTAGGTCGTCGGTGACAACGACTTCCTTCTGAGCGGATTTAACCACCTGCGCCGAAGGGCTCTCAACCGTGTTAAGTGTTTCCGCCGCAGCCCCACCGCTGCGACGTACTGCTTTAGCTGCCATGTGTTGCCTCTTTGATTAAAACGCTTCACTGAATTTTGCGGCGGCGTGCGGCCTTGCCCTGCCACTTCGTCTTGACGACCTTGTCGGCCTCGAAGGCACCGGCATCGACGTACTTCAAGCTGCAGCCCTCGTAGCGGTACTGCGTGATCGAGCCGTCGACTTCGGTGATGGTTTCATAGACCGTCACGTTCCTGATCGTCTTGCCCGCGTAATAATCTTCCTCGACCTGGGCGTAGTAGTCGTCGGCCGAGCTGTCCTCGCGATCCGCGTTGAACGACAGCTCCCAGCCATCGGGGATGTTGCCGTAGCGGTTGACGCCGTCGATGCCTTTCGAGTTGACGTCAGTCGACAGGGGTTTGCGGTCGAAGTTCGTGATGTTGCCCAAGCGGAGCATACTGCCGTTCGGGAGTGCGATGTCGGCAGAGACGTCCTTGCCGATTGAAAGCGGGCCGAAGCCGGTATCGATAGCCATGTTCTAGTCCCTCAAAATCCGCTGTTTATCTCAGGAAAATCGCCGCTTTTAAGCGGCGGCCCCAATCGGCGCCGTGCTAGTGCGGGAAACTTCGACCGACTGACCGCCCTGCAAATTGATCAGGAAGAACTCGACGACGGCGAGGTATTTGACCTGCACGTCGGCCTGCATGTAGCCCTGTGCGATGCGGATCAGCGAGTTGTTGTTCAAATCGAGCTGGACGTCGAAGCCGTCGATCTGGTTCTGCTGCTGCATCGTCGTCAGGAAGCTGTCGAGTGTCAGCTTCGCTTGCCGCCGGGTGTCGTCATTTGCCGACGAGCCCTGCAGCTTGCCGATGTAAATGCCCATGCCCTTGTTCAAGGTTTGAGCGAGATAGTTCGTCATCCTCGTGTAGTTGTCGCCGTGGACGGCGCCGTTCGAGGACGAGTTGTGGCCGTTGCGGAAGGCGAAGTAATTGCCGCCCGGTGCCGGAGCGCACATGACGTCGATACCGGCAAGCGCCAAGTCCTGCAGATCGCCCGACGTGTAGGGGATGCCGGTGTTGGTCTTCTGCGTGCCGACGACGGCGTTGACCCGCTGGTTCAAGAGCGAGTACTGCGGCGCGAGCGCTGCGAGCTTGCCGACCGCAAAGGCTGCCGGTGAGACGAGCCGCTGCGAGACGCCGTTGTAGGTGTCGTTCCAGTAGGCCCAATCGCCGATCAGCCACTTCGTCCAAGCGCTGTCGATGGCGGCCGTCGTCTTCGCTGTCTTGGCGGCATTGATCGTCTCACCGGCAGGACCGGCGTAGATGAAATACATCGCTTGGTTCTGCGCGAAGGCGTCGGCTGTCGCGACGGTCGTCGGGTCGGTCATGTCGCACAGCGTCAGGATCGAGACGTCCTGATCGCGGAGCGCGTACATGCCGGTGCGGGGCATCGTGTCGGTGCCGAGCATTGTGGCTCCGGCGATGGTCGTAGCGCCGTCGGCGCCGCCCGTCAGCGCGTAGGTGGCGTTAGTGACCGCCGTCGTGCCCACTCCTGCCGTCGCGATGATGAGATTAGAGCCGGAACGGATATTCGGGATGCCGTTATTGATCGCGTCGGCGATGGCGACCCAGGCGGCGTTTGCAGTGAGGCCCGCAGCGAGGTTGTCGAAGACCTCGGGGATGAGGCCCGGCATCTGCACCCGGACGAGGTAGGATGCGGCCTTCGAGCCCGGTCCAATCGTGACGGTCGCCTGATTGCCGTAGGAACCGGTATATTTCGAGGTGAACGTGATGCAACTCGTCTGCACTAGGATGGACGCAGCGAGGTCGGTGCCGTCCGTGACGCGGACCATCTTCAAGGCTGCAGCGTTCTGTTGGAACGCGATCATCGCGTGCGTGCCGAGATCGTAGCTGCGGAGCTGCGGAGGTCCGAAGGTCGCGCCGAACTCAGCCGGTGAGCCGATGATCTGCGGAGAATTAACCGGGCCCCAAGAGGCGGTGCCGACATAGCCTGCGATGTTCGAGGGGACGCCGTTCAGAAGGAATTGCGGCGGAACGATCTGGACGTAGACGTCAGCGACCACAAGGGCGGTCGTGTTGAGCTGACCGTATTGAAAAATCGGCATGGGGTTTCCCTCTGGAAATGCCCCATGACCGTCTAGGCCCGATGAGCAGAAAAGTTTGCTCTTTTACGCTTCTACGCTGATTTGGTGCGCGGCGGCTAGGCTCTCGCTGGCTCTGCCGCAGGCGCCGGTTCGGACGTCAGAACCTTCACCACCTTTTCGGGGTGATCCTTGAGCGTCTGCGTAACGGCGACGAGATCGGTGATCTCGTTGCCCTTGCGGTAGCTATCGAACGGTTCCTTGACGACGAGTTTCATGGCTTTCAGCCTCCTACGTTGGTCGTAAAGTTAGCATCGGGGTTAGCCCCCTGCTGCGTGCCCGAAATGGTGACCGAGCCTGCGATGAACTCGACGGCGTCGATGATCTCAAGCGTCGGATATTCGACCCAAAAGACGATGTCGCGCCGGTAGATCAGCGCCTCTTGCGGATCGTCGTTGTCGTTCGATCCCACGTAGGTCAAGAGACCCATCGAGCCGTCGGCGAGCGGCAGATAATCGAGCGCCGAAATAATCGGATCGATGATTTTGGCGGCGGCAACGCGGAGCGCATCATTCGGCGCCCAGATCGTCACCACGAACTGTTTCTGCTGGCGGCGAACCTCGCGAGCGAGCTTGCCGACGACACCAATCGAGGCCGACGTGATGCCAGCGGCGGTAATGACGGCGCCGGTTGCGGAGGCCGGTGTGTCGACGTTGATGAGCGCTGCAAGCGCCGCAGCGGCCGTGGCGAGCGTATCGTTCGCCTGGACGGCGTAGACGTAATTCTGGCCCTTGACCATCGCGGCGATGTTCTGAGGCACCGAGATCGTGCCGCCGATGGTCAATGAGCTGCCGGAGACAGCAACTGTCAGCGTCGGCGTCGCGCGGGACAGCTCCCGCCACTCCCGCGTGTACCGGGTCGTGTTGCGTTCGATGGCCTTCGCGAAAATTGAGACGTTGACCTTGTTCGCCCTGACGTCGGCATCGAGCGCGTCAGATTGCGGCCAGCCGGAATAGATTTTGACCATCGAAGCCGCAATCGCGGGCGGCTGCCCCGTACCGCTCGGATAGAACGGAGGCGCGATCAAATCGGCGAGTGCGTCTTCGACGTCGGAGAGATCAGCCATTGCCGGGACTGTCGCCTGAGCTGGAGCCGGATTTTGTCGTTCTCGCGCGCATGGCCGAGCCGACCTTCTTCGCGGCCTTCATCTGCCGCCGAAAAGCCGCCGACTTGGCGCGGGCATTGCTGGCAACCTTATTGACCTTGGCAAGCCGCTCACGAAACCGCTTGGCAATGCCGAGCTTCCTTGCCCGTGCCTTAGCCTGCTTTGCCTTCTGAACGGCATCCTTCATGCGCCGCATCCGGAGCGCCCTGGCCGTCATGCGGGGCGTCTTCGACGTGGCGATCTTGTAGCGCCGCAGCACGCCGCGATTGAACGCGCTCTTGTAGCTGGTGTCTGCCATTATGCCACCGCCTGTCGCGAATAGATGCGCCAGCCGAGCGGACTTTTCTCGACCGCGCCAATGACCCAACGGTTGCCGTCGCCATCGATGCCGATGTCGGCGGTCTTGATCTCAACGCCTGCGTAGGGCACGAAAAATTCCATCGCGGCAGGCGGCGCGTCGCCGGGGAGCGCGGCCATCGCCTGACCGAGCTTGCGTTCGAGATTGAGCGAGATCGGCCAGTTCGCCATGTAGGGCGTCTCGGAACTGACGTCGTTGCCGCCATAGCGCGGGCCGCGGCCGGGGACGTTGGAGGCGTTGACCGGCCGGACGAAGGTCATCGTCTTGAAGGCTTGCGCGACGAGTGGCGGCTCGATGTGATCGAGCGACAGGATGAAGTAGGTATCCTGCGCCGACACGAAGTAGTCGCCGACTTGAATGCCGGTCGGATCGAAGAGGCCGGTGTAAAGCGTGTCGCCGTGCTTCGACGGCGTGCCGAACTGATACCAGTTGCCGTAGGGCGCGAAGGTCGCGGACTGGCCCGAGACGATCTTGTTCCCAGCAGCGAGCGGGTCGTTCACGCCCTTGGGGCGATAGACGTCATACGGCGAGCCGACCTTCTTGGCGGCGATGCCGAGGCCCTTGCTGATGCGGGCGGTGATCGTCGCGCCGTCCATCAGTCGTCCCCGATGATCTTGTTGAGGCTATAGACTTGGTTCGTGAGAGCGCCAAGCAACAGCGTCGGGTTCTCGCCGGTGACGAAATTTCCGCAGACGCAGCGGCTCTTGTCGTAGCCGACGATTGAGACGCCGACGAGATCACCCGACTTGGCGCGCTCCAGCATGATTTCGAGCGCCTTGACGACGGTTTGCGCCGCTTCGGTGTCGGCGAGGCGCGGTACAATCGAGAGCTTCGGCTGCGGTTTCTCGCTCATGCCTCGACAAGCTCCCCGTTCCTGACCCAGCCGTGCCATGCGCCGACCCAATGCAGTGACGGATTGAGCGTGGGCACGGCCTCGTTGCCGTTCCATGACCACGACGCATTGCAATGGTTCTTGTGATCGACCGACCAGTTGACCCAAAGTCCGTAGTCGCCGCCCTTGCATGGCAACGCAACGACGAGCGAGCGCTTGCCGTCTTCCATTTCCCAAAAGAAATCGCCGGGGCGCGCGTAGCCGTTTGGACCATTCTTCGCCCAAGGCTCGACGAGCTGCATCTTGATCGGCGCGTGTCCGAGACGTGGAGTTTCCATCAGACGACCCTCCGCGATGATCCGGCGCACAGCGCCGGGCCGGGCGGCACGTCGAAATAGCCGACGAGCCGCATTCTGAATTTCGTGTAGAGCGCTTCCCGCTCTGCCATCTCCTGCGGATTGCGCGTCCACACCGCAGCGGCGGAGGTATCGGAGTTTTCGCGCACGCCGTAGAGATCGGTTTCAAGCTGATCGCATTGCGTGAGGTAGCCGCGAACGAGCGTTTCTTCATCGCTCGTCAAATTCTGCATCTTGTATTCGAGGGCACCGAAGGCCCGCATGAAGCGGACGCCGAAGTGCTGCGTCGCGGAGTTGCCCGCCATCGGGTAACCCAAATGACGGCGAATGTTCACTTTCTCGGTGTCGGTGAAGGACATTGCGGCCGTCTCATGATCGGAGGAAAGAAGCCCGCACCCGAAGATGCGGGCCCGTCATCTATACGGGTCGCGGCCTTACTGGCTGTCACCCGACTTGCTGCTGCCCTTGGAGGTCTTGGCCTTCGTCGCCGACTTGCGGCCACCCTTGGCCTTCGCCTTACCTTTGGCGGGGCGCTTCATTGCCTTCTTCGCTGCTTTGCGTGCTGCTTTAGCCATGTCCTTTAGTCCTTACGTTTGCGTGTGCAGATCAAGACGTGACCGCCTTGTAGGGCGCCCCGGCGGCCTTGATGGCTTCCAGCACATCAGGTTCGACATGGGCTCTTTTCCCGTCGCGGAACTGCAGTGACACGCCGCGAATGGAAATTCGGAAATCCGCTTGCGGAATGATCTCGGTTTTCGCCGGGATCGGAGGGTGCGGATCGTGCCTTGGGAGACCGCCAATCGGCAGGCCGTTGTCTGGATTGATCGGCCGGGTATCGACGGGTCCGGTCTCCTGCAGCAACGCTGCGCCGTCGGCCGCCTCTTGGCCTTCGGTGCCTTCGATCTCGGGCGAGGTTTGATCCCCGCCCTGATCGGCTTTCTTTGCGCGAGCCATCAGCTATCAGCCGCCATGCTCGATCATCACGGCGCGCTTGAACATGGCGTTCGAGGCGGTCGGGATGATGGTCTGATCAGCCGTGATGTCGGTCGGGCAGACGAAGCCGCCGATGTAGTACCACGACTGCGCGATGATCTGCGCCAAGCGGTCGAGCGGAGCGCGGGTCACCATCGCGATACCTTCGATGACGTCGACAAGCTGGTTGTCGACTTCGGGAAGGTTCGAGTAGGCGGTGTCGTCGAAGATGCCTTCGACCATGCAGCCCGCGCCGCAGACGAGCGGCCGGTGGACGTTGACCGTACCAATCTTCTGCTGGATCGCTTCCGTGGTCGGCTTGAAGCGGAGGTCCAACAGCTCGATGACGCGGGCTTCGCGGAACTCCTTCGCGGCGCCTGCACCACGATAGAGTTCTTTGAAATCGGCATCGGCGAAGAGCTGGCGAGCCGACGTATTGTCGAGGTAGCACTCGTAGAAACCGTCGACCGTTGGCACCGCGTTGTTGCGGAGCTGGGTCACGGCGTCGAGTGCAATCGACATCCCGAAGGCGTCGGTGGAAAGCAGGCCAGCGGTCGTCAGGCGGCCGCCGACACGCAGAACGGTCGGGGCGTAGTAGCCGGTGACGGCGTTGCCGATGGTGCCGTCAGCGACGGTGACGTTGGCGTCAAACGTCAGGGTGCCGGACTTGCCGCCGAAGGCAGCGACCGACGATGCGTTCGTACCATCGACAGCAACGGCCTGCAGGTTGTAGGCGTTGCCGTGGACGTAGACGACCATCTTGTTCGCCGTTGAAACGTCGGCAAGAGCGCCGTTGACGATCTGCTGCTGGAAGCCGCGAATGTCGTCGACGTTAATCGTTGCAGCCGGGGCGCCTAGCGTTGCGGTGACCTTGGTGTTGCCGGACATATAGGCGGCGTTCAGAATATTGCGGGCAACGCGGTCGACGGACTGCATCGCCTGAACGCCGTTGGTGCGAGCGTTGTGCAGGAATTGATCGGCAATGCCGACGCCCTGCGTGACCATGTTGAGGTCGATGGTGTCGCCGTACATGTCGACGCCGAGCGTGTACTGCTCAATCGTCCACGTCGACGGCGTCAGGCCGTTGTCGAGGTTCGTGTTGGTCGTCGGATCGAGCGGCGTGGTGACCGGCGCCTTGAGGCCCTTGCGGGTCTTGGTGATCGTTTCACCGACATTCGCGGGGAAGGTTTCGAGGTCCGCGATGTTGCGGTACGTCAGAGTGCTTTCGAGCCCTTCTTGGAACTCGCGCTGCAGGAATTTCTGCTGAATGGCAGCCTGCAGCTTAGCGGGGAAGTTCTGAATAGACATGCAGCGGTCCTCAGACGGCTAGGGGTTAAACCCCTGACCGTCGAGGCCCGATGGGTCGTGAAATGCTCCTATGCGGAGCGGCGGCGGCGGACTGAGCTGCCTGTGAAAGCAGCACGGGCGGTCGCGTATTCTTCCGGCGTCATGTCGGCGGCCGTCTTTTCTTCGGCCTTGCCCGGCGTCGGCTTGGGAGCCTTAGACGTCGTCGTCGTACTCGGAGCCGCGAACAGGTACGCCTTGTCTTTCTTGAGCTGATCTACGAGAGCGTCAACGCCCTCGACATCGCCCTCGTTCGTGATTTTGATAGCTGATCCGTCAATGAGCTTCAAGGCGTCATCAACATTCTGACAGTCGGCAGCCGTGAGAGCGCTCTTGACGTGAAGGCGAATGACGCGAGCGTCGCTAGCTTTCTGCGCTTCGGTGAGTGCCGTGTCGGATGCCGTCTTCGTCGTGGTGATCTCTTCGGCGTGCGACGCCTTGAGCGCATTGAGTGCGGCGTCAGCGTCGGCCTTCTGCCGTGCGAGCGCGGCTTCGGCATCGTCTTTCGCTTGCTGAGCCCGCTTGCGATATTTCGCAGCCTCCTTGCGGAGCTGGATTTCGTAAGCCGACGGCTGACGCCAGCGGTTGCCACGAGCATTCTCGACGGGTTCGTCGAAACCGTCATCGTCGTCATCGTCGTCATCGCGGCGGCTGCGGCTGTTCGGCGAGCGGCGCTTCGGCGGCGTCTCTTCTTCGTCACCTTCGCCACTGCCAGCGCCTTCGCCTTCCGGCGCAAACGTGGCATTCATCGACAAGAGGCGGGCAAGCGCGCCCAGATGGCCGTCGAGCTGATTGAGCCCGAGGGCGTTATGACCGCCGAGGCGGCCGGTGTGTGTCGTCATATCATCCCCCAAAAAAGGAAAAGCCCGCACAGCCGGTCATCGGCCTGCGGGCGTTGCGTTCGGTTCGGTCAGTTTGGCCGCATCAAGCGGCTCTGAAATGCGAAAGGGAGAGTTACCGCCGCCAGGACGGTCAACTCCCCCTCGTTAGTGTCCGTGCTCGTCTCAACACCTGCAGAGTGCCGGGCTGCGCGCCGTCTGCAGCGGCGGGCAAGCCTTGTGCCTCAGTGAAGCGGGCGACGGCCATCGCCCAGGATCACGTCGGCGGTCATGCAGCGACGCGCGCTCCAGGCGGCGTCGCTCCACTAGCGGGCGTTTTGAGTTTTGCGGCCGCATCAGCGGCGTCCTTCTCTTCACGCTCGATTTCGGTCGCTTCGTCATCGACGTTCTCGATGTTGAAGTCGTGCTGCACGGCGCGGATGCCGGTCTTGCGGCTGATCACGCCTGCGTCGCGGTAAGTCTTGACTGCGGTCGCCATCGCCTGATGATCACCAGACGTCGGCGCGTACCACGGCGGCCACTTGAGAGAGATGGCCGACGCTTCAATGGTTTTCATGGCGATCTTGTCGCCGTTCTTCGTGCGCAACTCGACGCGCTGATTGACGGCGGCGATCATGCAGACGAGATCAACAAGCGCCTTCTCGCCGTAGGACTGCCGGAGCTTCGAGGCCAGCCAAATAAGCGACTGGTTCATCATCTCCATCGCCTTGCCGGACTGCGCGGCTGCGAGCTTTTCGGGAGAGGCCCGCGAACCGCCGCAAAGCTCGAGCGACATTTCGCGGAGCTTGTTCACCTGCTCCAGCACGACGGAGAAGCCCGAGCCGTTGATTTCGAGCATCTTGGCGTCGCCCTCGGACGGGATACGCAAAGCGTCGGCGGCGCCGTTGACGATGGCCGCTTTCGGTTGCCCGCCGTTCGGATCGCTGACGAGGTGCGCGCCGATGTCGTTGAAGCCGGGCTCCTTGATCAGAAGCGTCGGGTCGGCCGTGTACTTCAAGCCGCGGCCGCTCTGCGACAAGAGATAGTCGATCTCAATCGAATTGCAGATCGCCATGTCGGGGAACGTCGGCGCACCGTCGATGCCATCAACTCCCGGCAGGTTCTCGATCCAGATGCAGGGATTGAAGCCGAGATTATGCGTCTTGCTGTGCCTCTCGTCCCTGATCTTCGGCTCGTATTTGTTCAGCTCCTTGTCTTTCTCCGTGTAGATGACGGGCCAGGGCAAATACCACGTCTCTTCCTGCTCGCCGATGTCCCGCTGAAACCAGAAATCGCGGTCGAGGTCCTTGTCGTCGATGTCGTAGCCAAGCTCTTTGAAAACGCGGCCCTTCGCCTTGTACTTCTCAGTCACCGTTTCGAGCGTATCGGGCTCGTCGTCCTTGTAGACCGGCGTCAGATACTTCGTACACATCACATCCCAGAAGATGCGGTTTTTCAGCACTTTCATCATTATGACGACGGAGCCGACCGAGCCCTTGACCGCCGCGTCGAGCATGTGATGCGCGAGCGAGCTGTCCTTGACGATCTTCATCACGGCTTCGTTCGACGGGTTGCCACCGTCTTCGGTGAGCGTCTTCGAGCCGGTGTCGACGGCCGGGAAATGGCCGTCACCGAACAGGAGCGACGTGCTGTCGTTGACGATGATCGACAGAAGGCCGAAGCGAACCGACGGCGAGCGGTCGCACATCGGGATGTAAGAGTTGTTGCTGTCGCGCTCTTCATGGAACTCGTGGGGCAGGAGGTCGTAAATCTCCCCCGTGCGGAACCGTTCAAGCACGTCGATGGTGTGCGCCCTATCGGGAAGGTCTTTGTCCTTCACGACGAGATCAGAGAGCTTCTTGAGCATCGGCTTATCTTCCCATATGCCCAACGTGAGCGGGCGTTGCCTTCTGATGCGCAAAGCGGGTGTAGACGTAGTACCCATGCGCGTCGTTATCGTGCGAATAGTCGGGATCGCCGCCCTTATCGGGTTCGCTCGTCCCTTCCTTGTAGACGTGCTTCTCAGCGGCATCGACGGACTGCGGACAATTCGGTGCGATGAAAAGCGAGCGCGTGCCGTCAGCGGCGCAGTACTTGCCATTGACGATGTTGATGCGGTCACGAACGAGTGGATGATTGCTCATCGCATAGACCGAGAAGCCCATCTTGCGAAGGATCGAAATATCCGTGTAGCCGTGCGCTGCGGTCCTGCGACCGGCGCCTGACGGGTCGGGATAGATCGTGATGTGCTTCAACTCGGTGTCGCCGGAGAAGCCGGGCTTGCCGTACCGGGTCGCGATCTCGGAGCCCATCTCGTGCGTGTTCGACGAGAAGATGTGGATTTCGTCGATCTGCCACGACACGACGTGGCGGCCGCCCGGCGGTCCCTCGACCGTCTCTTGAAACACATGCGCGGTCATCGGATCGATGTTGAAGTCGAGCCCGACATGCACCGGCAGGTTCGGATTGTAGTAGGGCGAGACGTTCGGCTTGTTCGAGGCGTACTGCGTCTTCCACGGCGGCGGCTGAATGTTCTTCTGCCGGTCGAACGAGTGATAGATGATGCCCTGATACGTCTCGAATGAGGCTTCGTATTCCTGCCGGAACGTCTTGGCGTCGAGTACGCGGCGCGCAGCGTCGACTTCCTCGACCGGCACGTTGCCGCCTTCGAGCGTATTGTACTTCCAGCTCTTGCGCTCGGGGTCCTTGTCTTCGCCGGAAAGACCGGCGACATAACCCGCGTGCAGTTTGCGGAAGCCCTTGGGCGTTCCAATCGTCAGTGCGTGGCCGTGTGCCGTGGCGAGCATCGGCCTGACGATCTCCGGCCAGATGACGTCCTTGGCATCGTCCCACTCGTCGCCGAGAAAGAACCACAAGCCGGAGCCGCGAAGCGCATCGGGATCGTCGAGGCCGACAATGCGGATGACGTAGCCGCCGACCATCGGCAGCACGCATTCGGAATTGTTCGGCCGACCGGCGATCCATCCCGGCGGCATGTAGCGCTTCAACCGGTTCCAGAAAACGCGCTTGGCCTGCTTGAACGTCGGCGCGCCGTACCAGATTTCGTTGTCCTGATCGACATTGCGCTCAACGGCCAAACGGTAGGCGCGCTTGATCTCTTCAACGCCGAGGAACGTCTTGCCGAAGCGACGACCGCAAACCGCCGTCCGAAAGCGGGCATCTTCTTGCCAGCCATGAACGTAGATGTTGGATTGCTTCGGCGTGAGTTGAATGCGCGGCGTTCCCCGGCGCGCGATTAGACTGCTCATGTCGCGCCCCTTTCGGGGTCACAGCCCCTCCCTCACAAGATCGGATTGGCCGGGATCGGCTCGTCGGGCT